TGCCAGACCGGCGCTCATAAGCAATGACTTCTCGATCCCCGACGTAGTCACAGTATATTGGCACGTCATGCGAGACGACTTGCTGGGAAACATCCACTGTTCCCGTCTTTATCACGGACGCAGGAGACGGCGGATCGCTATCGACGACATAGGTGTCAACGGTTGTTCGTGACCCAACAGGCTCCACCCTGGTCCATAGTTGCTCTAGCGAAAATCCGGAGTTGATGTCATACCGGACCAAGTCGATGTGCAGGTTTTCGTCATCTTCCAGATCGCCAACAATCGTGCAAACAGCCTTGGTTCCATCTTCAGAAAAATAGAAATGGCTCTGCGGAGCCATCCCTGCCAAAAGCGTGGTTTCGTGCATGAACTGTAGGAGCCCGAACGGTTGAAGCAAGGCATCTACCGTTATCCGAAAAACCTTAAAGGTCTGGCCAGTTGCGTAGGATTCGTCGGACGCCACCACCACGAGCCACCGTTGGCCACCTACGTCTTCGTATATGGAGGCGCCATGGACGTTGACAAATGCCCCCGCTTCAATCTGTTCCGACAGGTCAAGAATTACCTCGAGGTCATGGTAAACATTGGGGCCAGCTTTCCATGCCGCCAAGAATCCATTGAAGCTAACATCTATTTGGTCAAGGCGGTGCGCTCTACCAGGGGGGCCGTCCCAAGATAGAACAAGCTTTTCAGTATTGAACCAGTTTTTGTTTCCGTAGCTCCTGGCATTGCCGCGCTGAACAACCAGATCGCCCGAGTCCGGCGTGGCGGTCCATGCGCTGTTGGAGCCATCTTCGGTTCCAAGCGGCGAATTGATTTGACCATTCATATCCTCGAATGGCTCGCCATACGTCTTCTTTGGTGCTTGATAGGTGGGAGCGGGGCCGGCCTCCCATTTTGCCGGCTCGAACACAAACCCAAACAAAGAGCACGGAACCGGGTCTGATTCAAACCCGATGACCAGGGGGCCGCTAGAGGTAAACCGGACAACAACGCGGTCGCCTTCGGTAAAAGCCGAGCCATTACAGTCCATGTACACAATCGGAACACCGGAAAGAATATCGGTTTGATTGATTGGCAAATCCTGCGCACTGGAGGTCGCACTATCCAGCGCCACATCGCAAAGATCAACCTGGAGGCGGGTTATCTGACCGACACGATAGCGGGGCATCCACTTCTGGACACCCGGCAAAACGGCTGCGTTGAAATAGATCTGAGCGCCGGACTGGCCCAGGTTGGGAAACAGGGCTCCATCACGGAACGCATCGTAAGCGCCCTCGCCCCCATAGCCAGGCTGAATAACCACACCCTGGCCGCCCTCGTCATTAACATCCACCAGACCAACGTCGCCATTCAGGTCGAGCGTATAGTCTGCGCACCAGGCCTCAATTTCCCGGCCTTCTGGTACGGCCTCAAGTTGACCCCTGCGCTTTAGGGCCGACAAGTTCTCCGCGATCAGCTCGGATACCCTCAGCTCTGAAATGCGCGTGTCAGCTTGCAGCGCTATCAATTCGGTCTGGAGCTTTGTTATCTGCTCTCGAACGCCTTCTACCCCGGCCTGAAGGTCGTCAATAAGTAGATCGATCTCCCGCGCCTTATCCTCAACAGCAGTTTGAGCCTGCAGGAGCTTGAGTTTTTCAGTCGGGATATCAACCGCCAATTCGGCAATGCGCTCATTGAGCTTGGCGATACTCTCATTGATCCGCTCAACAGCCAGCTTCTGCCTGACTCGGTATCGGCCTTCGCCGAGATGGCTAACGATCTCGCCTTTTGACATTATCGCTCGCTCACTTCGCAGAATTTGTCGGTGCGGCTCACGTAGTAGTTGATGTAATCGGCGGTAAAGGTTTCATCAAGAGCGGTGACGGTCATCCCCGGCTGAAGGAATAGGTCGATATTGCACCGCACTCTGCGGAGGCCGTTGGTGACGCTGATGCTCCGAACGCCCGTCAGAACTCGTGAGCCGTTTGAGGCTGGCTTGTCCGGCATGTATCCGGACACCGTTATGGTGAGCGCTCTTTGCCCTCTATCCGGCCTCAGAGTATCGAAGCTAGACCTCATGATTTCATCGTACTGCACATGGCCATCGGCGAAGCGATAGCCCTTTTCAATAACGAGGTCACCGTTCTGACGGGCTGAAATATCGTCCAGATACTGGTCTGCAGCGGGTATAACGGCTTGAACATAGGATGATCGGCCGCCAGCTTGGTTTGTTGCCTGCCAGCTGGAGATGCCGCCAATGTACAGATTTTCCAGGCCATTCTTCGCACCGGTTATAACCAGTCGATACACTTCCTGCAACTGTGTAGGCGGCAACTTTGCCACCCAGTCCTGGAACGCGGCGCCCTGAAATCGGATCGGGAACGCAGCGTCCATTGAGGCTAGAACAGGATCGACTTGAACGCTAAACTCAGCCTGAATCGGCATTGTAGCGTCAAATTCTGCATCGTACGTGATCGGGGAAGTGTCGGTGATTAGCGGCTCAGAGTTTCCCTCCGTGTTGAGATCGCCCACTTCCGTGGCGGTTAGCTTCCTGCTCCATATGGCAGCGTCCTGGAATATGCCATCAATGACCGTGGTGTCTCTGTATTCACTCCCGCCATCATAATCGCTGGCCCCAATCAAACAACTATCGGTGGTCGAGGTAGAGTCATACACCTCGAAGGTTCCGGAGCCAGACAGCGTGTCCTGCAACGTCCCATTGATGTAGAGGTTGATGCTTGAGATGTCGCCTGTAACTACAATGTCGTACCACTGCCCGTCTGCGAAGGGATCGGTGATTGATCCATCTTCACCCCCGGCTCCCCAGAAAAGTGTGCCAACCGACACATCCAGGTAAGCAGCCTCAGAGAATCCCCGCCCAAGAAGGAAGAGAGACAGCGACATTACGTTGTATGTATCCTCAATACTGGTCCGGTGGTAGTAGCGAAACCGGAGCGTGATGGCGGAAAAGCTTTGCGTTACCGTGGCTTGATCGAGCTTTATTACCGCGATGCTCGTCCTGTCCGCGTATGTTCCGTCCCAGTTCGCGCTCAGATCGCGGCCATGCCCGGCAGGCGTTGCTACAGCGGTGTCGTCAAACTCCGTGGGCGACAATCCGCCTGAGGCGATACACTCCCCGCCCCAGCCTCCGATAATGTCTGCGACAGCCGTTCCTGACGTTTCCTCCATTGACCAGAAATGAATGAGGTCATCGCTCTGAGCCGCCAGGAGATCCGCGTACTTAGCCATCAGACGGGCATCCGGATCACGCCAGAAGTAAGGTTGACGGGTTCACCCGAAACAACCGTCAGTGGGCTCACGATAACAGACGCTCCGCTGCCAGAGCCGCCTGCGGACAAATACATTATTTCGGCGCCGCTCTTGTTAAGCAGTCGGGCCCAACCGGCATCGCCGCCAGTTGGCGCGGAATCCTCGTCGGTCCATCCGCTAAACGTAATGACACCGTTGGATTCCGTACCCACTGATGAACTCAAAGTGAACGTTGCGAGCAGTGTGTCGGTAATCGTATCCCCCAGGCTGGACGGCATCGTGCCTGTGTAAATCTCCATGACTGGATCGCTGCCAGCCCCGGAAACCAGATCGGAAAGAACGGCCTGGGCCAGTGTTTGTCCGAGCGATACGCGAATCTTCATTGATCAAGCCTCTTTTCAACCAGGAACTGGAACTGCGCTTCGCCGTTGCTTAGATTGAACGGGCCGGGTGCGCCGAGATAACAGCCTTCTTCGGTGGAAACGATTAGGCGCGGGTAACTCTTGGCCAGGCGCCTGACAGTCTCGACGGCCGCTTTACTGCGAGCCCTCCAGCGGATATCAAACGTCCTATCGGATTCCGAATAACCGAAGTCGGGAATTGCCGCGCCACCATCCAAAGTGGCGATACGATTGTTTCGGCGCTCAAATCCGGCCAAACCATCGGGGGAAACTTTTGTGAGAGACACAGTTCCATCCAGATCAAAAATCGGTGCACTTATGAACACATTCATAAGTTAAGCCCCAGCAGCATTTCTTCACCGTCCGCATTCACGCGGACCTGGAGTTCTCTCAAAATCTCAAACATGAAGGCTTCGAGGTGCGGCTGAAGCCCTGCCCCATCAACCTTGATCAGTGCATCACCGCGGGCCAGTTGGCGGGTTTTTTCCCGGATAAACTCGATCTCGGCCTTGGTGAGAGCGCTCTGATCGTCAAGGGCCTGCTGCCTGAACTCTTGTTCTTTTCGGATCTGACTGGCTATCTCGATCTGGGTTGAACGGCTGGCGTCATCGAATCCGCCGAAAAGGTCGGAAATGACGGAGCCGGTATTGGAGAACGTGTCACTGATCGTTTGTGCAATCGCCTCTACCCTGTCTGCACCAGCCTCGACCTCGGCGATGTCCAGGGAAACCTTGGCCTCGATCTGCTTAATGAACTCGTTACTGTTGAGCTCCAGAAGCTTGATCTGGTAGGCCTCGGTTTGCTTTACGACTTCCTCGGTTTTCTTCGCAGCATCTTCCAGCGCCTTGTTGCTGTTGACGATGGTCCCGGAAAAGCTGTTGATCTTGCCGCTTGTCTCGTCGTATCCAAGCTGCAGCGACTTGTTATTCTTCGCCAGCTCTTCGGTTGTCTTCGAAACATTGCCCAGGGCGCCACCGCTGGCTTCAATACTGCGGCTCAGCTCTTCCACTGCGTCGGTTATGCCCCGCTGAGAACCGCTAAACTCTTCCGTTTTCTTGGAGTTCTCGACGAGCTGGGCTGCATACCGGTTAAACTCCGCCCGCTGCTCTTCCGTGATTTCAGTGGTGTAGCCCATGGTTTGCCCCAGGGCTTGGTTCATCTCGTCATAGCGCCCGCTTATCTGACGGAGCTCTTCGGTTTCCTCGCCGAGCTTCTTCGCCTCGCCGGCCAGTGGTGCGAATGCCTGTGCGATCTCTCTCAGCTCGTCCGCGTTGAAGTACTCAAAAAGCCTTTGGCCGAGGCCGTCCAATTCTTCCTCGAAAATCTCATTGATGAATGAGCCCAGGCCAACACCACCGGTCAAGGCGAGACCAATCAGCCCGCCCTTCCCAGCTGTCGATGTGGCGATAGCCTTGATGCTGCCCAAGTTACCGATCAGAGCCTTGAAGCCCTGAGCACCCGCTAGCGCAGTGAGGCCCGTACCAATGGACTCAAGCCCGCCAGCCAGGCCTCCGATCGCCGGGAGCACTGTATTGATCGTTTTAGCCAGGCCAAGGATTTCGCCGGCGGACTTCTTAGTTTCCTCGTCCAGGGACTGGAATTTCTCGATGCCGGTGCCAATGGCTATAAATAGCGGCTCAAGCCCGTTGGCGATTCCTGCTGACACATTGGTAAGTGCCGTGAAGGCATCAACGACCTGCTGCATTGCGTCCCGCAACCCTTCAACGGTGCTCAGGTCGACATCGCCAAATACAGCGCCGAAAAGGTCTCCCAGCTCACTACCGAGATCATCGAATGCCGCCAGCAAGTCTGTGAACTCAAGACCCTCGAAGGCTTCCGGCAAATTCTTAGCAATGGTGTCGACCTGCTGCGCAAAGCTGTCCAGGCCGTTGCGCAGAGCCTCAAAGAGAACGTCTGCGTTGTCGCCCTGGATGGCCTCGCGGAAGGAGTCAACGAGGCTACTGGTGGCCTGCGTCACCGCCTTGGTTTGGTCGATATATTCGAGCCCGGCTGTTGCGGCGGCTGTTGTGAAGGCTGACCGCAGTTGCTTCAGCGCAAACTCTGCGGACTGTGTCTTAACCTCGAATTCCTCAAGCGCCGAGCCACTGGAGTTCAACGCAATCTGTAGTATTTCCTCGGAACGCTCCGCCCCATTCAGCACCGCAATAAAGCGGCTCATCTGCTCCGCGCCGGCGATAACCGTGGCAACGCGCTGCTTCTCGTTGTTGTCCAGATCCTGTGTGGCTGCGATCAGGTCATACAGAACATCCTTGGTGTCACGGCGCTGGCCATCGATCTCAAGCTGAATGCCCAGCTCGTCTTCAAGTAGCTCTTTACGTTCCTTGGTGGGTTTGATCAGGTTGCTGATCGCCGTTTTGAGGGCGTTGGCAGACTCTGTTCCCGACCGTGTGACTTCCACGACCGGCGTCAGCAAAGCCGCCGTCTCTTCGAATGAAAGGCCGAGGGTGTTGGCCACTGGGGCCAGAATGCGGAAGCCGTCGCCCAGCTGCTGAACCGAGGCGCCTGCTTTGTTTGAAACACCGTTCAGCACGTCCAGAAGACTGGCCGCCCTCGAGGCGGGAGCCTGGAAGCCCGCCAGCGTACCGATGAGAAGTTCGCTGGACTGCTGTGTGGTCAGGTCCGCCGCATTCACGGCCAGCAATGATTGCTCAACCAGCGTCAGGGAATCGCTGATATTGAAGCCGGCCTGCCGGAAATCAGCCGTGCTTTGAATGATGGCGTCAGCGCTCACGCCAAACCGTGATGACAGATCGCTGAATTGGTCTGAGTAGTCGCTGGCGCTGCCCTCGCTCTCGTCGAGTACCTTCTGCAGATCGATCAGCGCGGCCTCGAAAGTCACCGCTTCCTTGGTGGCGAAGGCCAGAGCTGCGACACCGACAGCAACCAGAGCGGCATCCAGCTTGATAATGCTGTCCGTAACGCTCGCCATGGGCCCGGTGATATCTCCAGCCTTGTTGACCAGAGAGTCCAGATTGCGGCCAACGGAGGTAATCGTTGAGCCCGTCTTATCTACACCACCGAAAATGATCTCAACGGTTTTTGTGGTATCGGCCACGTTTCCTCCGGGCATAAAAAAACCCTGCCGGAGCAGGGTTCTGTGGGATTCGTTTGTTTATCTGTCTACCGGCACAAATTGTCCCGGTGCATTTCCTCGCGCTTTATGTCTCTTTCAAGACTCGTCCTTTCACTGATCGTGTAGCCTTGGCGCTTCAACTCTTCCATATCCTCGTAGAGCAGCTTTATTCGATTGTTTATGCCTGTGCAGACATAGTTCGGGCGCTGCTCTTCGTCATCCTGGAGGTCAGCCAGCGTATCCACGTATTTCTGTCGGGCCTTCTCCATTCTTTTTTCGGACTCCCGCAGCTTCCTCTCCTCGAGCTCCCGTGCCTGCCTGATAATATCGGACTCGGGGGCCGGTTCATTTGAACTTGCAGAACTAGCCCGAATCTTGACCTCTTCCTGTTGGCCAGGCGGGGGCTGGGTGCCGAAGTGAACATTTCCCTGGGCGTCCGTCCATTTATAGACCTCGGCGAAAGCAGGGAATGAAAATGCGGTGAGCAGGATGAGAATTAGGCGCATGGCTACCTCCGTGTGATCTACCTAGTTTAGGGTAGCATAGGCCTTTTACGCAGACCTCCCCGGAAAAAGGGGTTATTTTTGCCTGTACCACATGCCCCACAAGCTCATTTCTGTCTCAGTGAGATAGCCCTCCGGAAATACATCAGGCCGCGTCTCGTAGAGGTAGCGGCCTTTTCTGTCTGCAAGGGCTAGGCTTGCTTGGATGTGGCTTTCTTTCCAGAGGGCTTTTGCTTTACCTGGGCGACCTGCCCTTTTCCGGTGAGCGAATAGATTGCCCGGGCGACCTGGCCGAACTCGATTGGAAACGCCTCGGCAAGCTTTGTCACATCATCAAGCCCCATTTCCGGCTCAACCATGCCGTATCGTACGTGGCACATCTTTCTTGCCAGCGCCTGAGGCACCTGGTTGCTACCGACGCCGAGGCCGTCCAGCAACCCTTCCAGTTTCTCCCTGGAAGTGCCTGCCAGCTTTTCGGCAACACCCATGAGCACCTTGCTGCGATCGCTTTCCTCCTCTGCCTCCGCCAGCTCGGCCGCAGTCAGGCTGCGTATTTTCACAACACCGTCGCCGAAGCCCGCCTCCTTCAGAGCCTCCAGCGTGAGCTCCATCTCACGCGGGGCGAACTGAGCCTTCTGGAAGGCCTTCAGGTCGAAGCCAGCCATTACGCGGCCACGTCCGAACCATCAGACTCGGGAGAGATGGTGCAGGATGCCTGAATCTCGTCACCAGCAGGGAAAGTTCGAGCGATGCCAAGCTTGCCCTGATCCAGCCGGTAGTTGCTCTGGAACTTGTTGGGGAAGAACTTGAACCACAGGAACTCGTTTTTCAGGCGCACAAGGCTGTCACTGATACCGTCATTCAGGAATGCGGTGAAGCTGCCCTGGTTCAACGTGGAGCTGGTTGAACCGATAGTGCTGCCGTAGATCTGCGTGGAGCTGGTGCTGTGAGAAGTCTCCGCCGGCACGTAGTCGGTGCCTCGAGGAACATCTGCAAAGATCGGCTCGGCGTAGGAGGCGAAAACTTTCTTCGGTACGGTGGCGGTGTGAATCAGCGGCAGAGCTGAGTTGAACACAACGTTGCCGTTACGGTAATCCACTTCCCAGATCGGGAAGTCATACCGCTCCTGGTGAACACCAACCACCTGCTTGATATCAGCGGCAGTGACAGGGGCTGCCGTGGTACCAGCAAGACGCACCTGGCCGATCTCGATCTTGGTCACTGCGATCAAGGCGGGGCCGCCAGCTGCGGCACGAGTCTCGCTAAATGAGGTTGAACCGGTACCGGCCGCTGCAGCGATTGTTCCAGAGCTGTCTACAGTGATCGAGTGGACGATGTGGGTGTTGCTGGAAACGGCGCGAGAACAGGTTACGTCCGTTGCGGCCGAGAAGGCCACGAGCTGTCCGCCCACGTATGCGGTACCGGCTGACACGTCGACCACGTTGTCGTCACCTGACGCAGCGGGTGTAACCACACCGCCCGTAATCAGGCCATCAGGGCGAATCACCGGCTCAAAACCGGTACGACGAGACCAAAGGGCCGCGCCTGATTCAAAGGTAGTTGCATCGCCAGAGTCAGTCAGCGCACTCAAAGGTGACTGGTTCTGACCGCCCTCGTATTGGATCTTTGCATTTTCAGCGTTTGCCATGGTTTTCTCTCCGGGGTGCTGATGCCCATATCGGGCGGTTTACGAATGGTTCGGGCACAAAAAAGCCCGCTCAGTGGCGGGCTTGTTCTGTGTTTGGTTGGTGGTTATTGGGTGTATGGGCTTGCGCCATCGATCTCGTAGACGATCTGAAAAGCCGCCAGCACGGCAATTTCACTCTGACCAGACTCCGGGTAATCAATTACCGAATCTGAATAGTTTATCTGCTCGCACAGACCTCCAAGGGTTGGGTCACTGCTGAGCGCGTCATTAATCAGCTCGGCCAGCATGGTGTTTCCCTGGGCGCTCTGGTTGATCCCTCTGTCTACCTTGTCCATGAAACCTACATTCAGGTCCATCGTGAGGCGAAGCCTTCCATATTGAAGGCGCTCAGCGGACTCCGACGCATCCCACACCGCTCGGGCCGGAAGGTCACTACTGCCATCTAGTTGCACGGCTCGGTCAGCGCTGATACGTGTTGCGAATGCCTGAACAATCTGCTCTCGGATACTGTCTGGCATCAGAAGCCCCTCAGAACTGCATCAATCTGTTTGCTTACTTGCTCTTCCTGGTATTGAGCCAGCGGCTCGCCCAAATCCTCTTTGATGTTGTTGAACACCTGAGAAAGCGAAGGACCACTAAAGACTTTTATCTTTCCGCCATTTGGGCCAGGTGATGACAGTCTCGCAGCGATTGCCAAATTTCGGTTCTTAAGAACGATGTAAAATGGTTTGCCGGAAACTTCGTCGCCGCCGGTAACAATCTTCGAACCGTCGTTTGGGGAGACTCTGACTTTTATGCCTCTAGGCGGATTGTCTGGCGGCCTAATCCACCCGATGTCCGGGTTTCTGGCCTGGGCATTTGTAGAGAACCGGCTAAGCAATATGCCACGGCTTGGGGTTCGAACCTTGGCCTGCAAAGTTCGGTAATTCGCCTTATCAACTTTCAATCGACTATTTACGTATGAGGCCGACAGTTTCACCTCTTTCCGGATCGCCTTACTGGCCTCCGTTCGGCCCTTGGTGGCCGTCTTGTTCAATGCCCGCGTGAGGATTTTGGGCGCCTCTTTGCTGACGCCATTCAACAGTAACCGGACATTGCTCAGGCTTGTTTTATCAATCTGCACTGACGTCATTGCAGCAGCACCCTGAGAACGTGGCCATCATCGCTGGCGAGCTGGTCAACCGTGTACGTGTCTGCGCCTGATTGGATGGTATGGCCGCGTTTTGGATCTGGAACCTCGGATTTGATCAGGCTCGCCACGTTACGTCGAACCGGAACCGTGGTTTCGTAGGCGCTGAACTGCTCCACATTTTTCTCGATGATGACGCGGGTTGGATAAGTGTTGGCGGCGCCATCTGTGTAAACGCAGGCATCGCCCATCACCTCGAAAAATCCGGGGTCGGCATCGATAAGCAATTCGTCAAAATGACTCATAGGCGAAAAGGGGCCCGCAGGCCCCCGTCCTTATCAGTTGACGGTGTTGGCGCCAACGTTGATTTTCACCTTAACGGTGGTGTCGCCGTTGCCAGCAGCCTCGACTGCCACACAGCCATCTGTCAGATCGCCAGTGGCCGGAGTGGCCTGGTTGACGTCGAATGCGCCGGCGGAAACATCCCAGTTCACGGTTTCACCAGCGCCAATTACGGCAGCGGATACCTTTGGCAATTCCCATACGCCTTCGACAGAAGCGGGACCTACGGCGCCGTTAGCAACATCCGTGATCGCAACGCCAACAAGGCTGCCGACCACGACAACAGCACCAGAGGAAATATCAGCACCAGCGGTGAAGTCGATAACCTCGCCCGCCTGAATGTAATTTTTAGCCATGATTCAGTTCTCCTGAAATTCAGAAAGCGGGCCGAAGCCCGCGGGGTTGGTTTAGCCGTTCTTCGCCATGGTGCGGTAGTCAAGAGCACTAACGCCCGCATCCATCCGAACCTTGAACTCAACACCATCAACCTTCCAGCCGTCCTGCTCTTCCAGGACCGGCATGGAGTTGCCGTCGAGATACGCCACTTCGATGGTGTCGTGAATGCCACCGTCTGCAGTGCCAAACCACTTGTCAGCACCGAACGTGTCAAGGCGGGAATCCGCGACAACATCAAAGGTGCCGCGCACGCTGTTGGGGACGGTGTTGTTCTTCGCGGAGGCGCCAACCTCAAACTGAGAGTCGCGGACCACGTTGGCCTGCCCTTCCAGAGCCATCGGCACAAGCAGGTGTGCCAGACGGATGTTCAGGTTGGCCTTGCCATCCTTCTGAGTGCCCATGGCCACGCGCATGGCGTCCACCGCAGAAGTGGTAATACCGGAAGCCGACAGCAGGTTGTTGTGGCTTGCGTGGAACAGTGCAACACCGTCGCTCATGTTCGGGTTACTGGTCAGGATTGCGTATACCAGGTCCCCAACTGTGCGCAGTGCAGCGCGACCCATGCGATTCGGGATGCGGGTGAATGCGTCCAGATCATCGTTGATGATCGCCTGGCGGGTGATGCTGAACAGCTTGCCGTAGGTTGCCAGCTGGATCTGCTCGGCACGCTCGCCCATGGTCGCGTACTTGTACTCAGCGCCTTCCTGGACCTTATCCAAGGTGGGAAATGCGTTGAGGTCAACGCGAGAGGCAACCTTGAAATCCCCCAGCTGACCGGTGCGGGTCCACTGCTGGAACGTCTCGTTGCTTTCCTCGGCGCCGCGCAGCATGGCTTTTTCAGCCGTGTTGGCGAGCAGCTTGCTGAAATCGCCAGAGCTGTGAGTGAACGCGGCCGCTACAATATCCATCTTGCTCATGCCGCCAGTGGATACGGCGCGGGCTTCCAGGCAGGACTCAGCCATACCGAGCAGTGTCTTGCCACGATAAGCGTTCTCGCCAACCTCTTCAGACTTCTTGAAGCCGGCACGCATGGCAACCACATCAGCCATAGCGTTGACTTTGGCTTGGTTACCTTCGTCGGCAACGAACACGGAGCCGGAAGGCTTGTGGTCTTTGCCGAGTTCGGCCAATAGTTTGGCGCGGGCATCCTCAACCCCGCACTCAACATCGGCGATGCACTCGTTGCGCAGTTCGATATGCTTCTCGAAGCCCTCGAATGTTGCGTTGATGTCGGTCACACGCTGCTTTTGCTTGGCTACAAATTCTGCCGAAACGCGGGCCTCGATGTCTTTCTGGTCAACCGGCTGATCGGTTGCTTGATTTTCTTTAGGCATGGTGATTTCCTCTTCATGCTTTGCGACGGGATTGTCAGCAACCGCTGACGGTTCGGTTTTCAGTTGGGTGGGTGTATTCTGGAATTGGGCCAACTGCTCAAACTTCGCGCAGGCGGCCATCGCTACCTCTTCTTCCATCTCGTCCGCGAAACCCATCTCTACGGCATCTGCACCAGTGAGCCAGGTTTCGGCGTCCATCATTGAGCTGAGCTCTTCGTCGGTCATTGCCGAACGCCCGTAGGCGGTCAACAGCGTTCGCTTGATGGTGTCGAGAAGATCCGCGTCCTTTCGCAGTTCCTCGGCGTTTCCGATTGATACCGTCCAGGGGTTGTGGATCATCATCAGCGCGTTTTCCGGCATGACGATATGGTCGGCAGCCATGGCGATAACTGAGGCCATGGATGCCGCCAGCCCATCGATGTGCGCGGTTACCTTTGCCTTGTGCTGTTTCAGCTGATTAAAAATGGCATTGCCATCAAAGACGGAGCCACCTGGGGAGTTGATGCGCAGCGTGATCTCGCTAACTGCACCCAGTTCTTTTAGATCGCTGGCGAACTCCTTGGCGGAAATCCCCCAGGCACCGATTTCTTCATAGATCAGGACTTCGGCAGCGCCTCCGCCCATCGCTTTCATTGCATACCAGCTTCTCGGCTTAGGCATCGTTACCTTCCTCCTGAAACGAAGAAGCCCGCTCAGTGGCGGGCTCCGGTTCGATTTGAATGTTTCGATCTCGCAACTTCGTTTGCCATTGCTCAATCTGATCCAGCACCTCGTCAGGGTTGTCTCCCCGGCTGCGGATGATCTTTTGTGGGCTGGTAATTCTCAGGCGCAAGTTGGCCTCATGGCCTTCCGCCTCTTTCTTCGGATCAATCCACGGCATGGCTGGCGTGAGATAGTCCACGTCGAACAGAGTTTCCCGGTCGACCTTTGGCGAAACACGGACTTTCCCGCTCATGACCGCTATGCGAACAAAGCGGCGAACGACCGGCGCCACGAAGTCATCAATGAAGTCGATCGATAGAGATCCATAATTTACCCACTGCTCAACCAGTTCCTGACGCTGCGCCGAGTAGGTGCCGTCGTAGTTCTTGCTGATGGTCGAGTATCCAGAACTTGAGCCGCTGGCAATGGCCTTCAGCATTGAGTCGCGAAAGGGCTGCAGCAGTGCGCTTGGCCTATTGCTTTGCAGCGTGCCCACATCTTCACCAGGCGCCAGGTTGTCAAATACGACACCCGGCGCGAACTCGAAGGTGCGCTCTTCGTCATCACTCTCTTGGTCAACGCCGTACATATCCGGCGTTCCTTTCTTTACGTAGGCCGCCATCGCCGCACTGATCCGGGCCGCGACTCGCTCGGCTTCCTCATAATCTTTCAAGTCGTTCAGCCGATTCATGACCGCTGCAAAGATCGATACGCCCCGGTTCTGCCGAATGCGGTCTGTCATCTTCAGGTGATCGATATCCTCGGCAGCGATCCGGCGATACTTCATCCTGAAACCCAAGGCTTCGCCCGGGTGCTGATCATAGATATAAGTGAATCGCGGCTGGCCCCACTGGTTGCGCTCAACTCCCTGGATGATGCCTTTGCTCAGGTCGTTAATGTCTGCAATGTGATCAGCCTCAAGCAGCTCCAGCGAATAGGGCACGATGGTGTTATGTCTGAGCAGCGGAACGCTGCCCATCAGAGACTTTGACAGCACTTCTCCATCGCGGAACCATGCTCTGGCCATCATCCTCTGAGTCTTGGCCCAGCTGAATTCTCCGGTGGTTTCCGGGTGGCGACCCCACTCTGTGAAATACCAGTTCAGGGCGTCGGCCAGCTCTTTGTTTACGGTGCCATCAAGGTTCTTCGGCTGAAACTCAACTCCGATGCCTTTGGCTCCAACGACATTATTCACGAGGCAAGTCAGGATGCCCCGTGCAAGATCGTGATTCTGCTCAAGGTGTCGAGCCTGACCTCTCAGCGTTTCCGCCGCGCCGTCTGTCAAGCTGTTGCCTGAACGGTTGTCCTTCGGGTTCCGCCGGGTCCGACTGGGCCGAGCGGCCTCATAATGCGCCAGGATCTGGCGAGCCTGGGCCCGCTTCAGCGCCATGGCCGGAGAGAAGGGGCGAATGATCGCGTCAATCAAATTCATTTGAACGTCGCCAGTGAGTGAGTGCGTCGACCTTTGGCCGCCTGCTCTTCTGCGAATACCCGGCGCTCCAGGCGCTCGCGCTCTTTGCGAATATCAGCCAGGTCAGCACCTGTCCAGGTGCGGCCGCCGAACTCATAGGATTGGCCCTTGAGGATTCGCTTTTCTGCCTCGACATAAAGCGGCAGCAGCTCGCTCGCTGTACTCATAACCATCCCCCTGCGGGCTTGTGAACTTTGCCGGCCTTCCGCTTTTTGGTCGCCGGCGCTTCTGTTGGGTCTCCGTCTTTCCGGTACCGACTTAGATTGATCCCGAAGTGCTGCTGGAGAAGCCGGATTGCGGCGAGGTTGTAGACGGCTGTATCAAAAGGCTCGTTACGCCTGCCGCCAGCATCCCACTCAATCTGTTTGCGGCCCTTTCGATAAACTATCTTTCGGCGCTCGTTGGTCAGTTGCTGGAAATAGGTTTCGTCAAACTCATCGGATACAGGCCAGTGCATGTAGCCTTCGCCAGGATTCATGATGCGGAAACGGCTAGTGATTATTTCCTTGGCGGTATCCGTTCCGATCATGGTTAGGTAGACGCCCTTTTCATTGCGCTTCCTGGGAAATGCCACAACCGGTTTTCCAGATTGGCTGTGCCCCTTTATCGGGATGAACTTCCGGATGCCGTATTTCTTGCTGAACTTGTAAACCTCGTCAGTGAAGTGGCCGCCCGAGTCAATCAGGGTGAGCTTCACGTCGTGAATCGCGCCACTTACGCTTGTGAATTGACGGGTTAAGCGCTTATGGAGCAGATCCCATATCTCAGACCGGGAAAGATCGCCGTATAGGCGCTCATAACTAATGTCGTAACTTTCCTCTCCGTTCACCCAGGCTTTCACCTCGATCTCAAGGCGGTCATCCTGGGTGTCAACCGCGGCTGTGAGAATGCACGAATCAACAGGCACCTCGGCCTGGTAATGCTCGCGTCTCGCGAACAGGCTTTCTGGGTCTACCTTCTCGCCTTCGGTGTCGTCCCAAGCTTCGCCCAGCGTGGTGTTGATAAACGTCTTGAGCTTGCTGGGGTCGTTCTTGGCCTTCAGGAAGTCGGTAACGATCCGGCGCCAGGTGGTGAATGGGCTGTAAGCTGTCCACACATGGAAGCCGACAGACTCCGGGGCCTCCCGTCGAGTTCCGTCGGCATCGAAGTAGCTAATGCCATCCTTTGTCCATATCCCGGTGGTCTCGCAACGCCAGACAATGTTTTCGTGCTGAGCCTGGTAGTCTCCCTGGCTGCCGAGGGTCGCGCAGTGTTCACAGAGATACTGAACCGACTTTGGGTTGTCGTCGTCCCACTTGAATCCAAAATGGGCCTCTTTGCCTCCCCACTTCAAGACCTGTTCTTCGAGGCAGTGCGGGCACGGAATGTGCGCCTTCAGCATGCACTCAGCTTCGGAGGCCGCCTTTGTGATCTGGCAGGTGTCCAGAACCTTTGGAGTTGATCCTCGGACTGACTTTGGAAATACAGAGCCCTCAATCCGCTTGTCACCCAAAAACGTCGGAGAGCCTTCCTTCTCAACGTCCTGATCAAATGCCGCCAGCTCGTCGTAAGCAACCACGTCAACGGACTTTTCGCGATAGTTCTTGGCCGCTGTGCCACCAAGGCACCAGAGTTGTTTGCCGTTACTGAATCGCTTCGTGTCCAGGGTGTTGTCGCGGTGCTTCTTCCCAATCCAGGGCGCCAGAGCTTTGACCACCGGAACATCCCGGATCATGGTTTCAACGCTCGACTTCATGAAGCTTGAGGCCGCGCCATCGGTTGGCTGGAACAGCAGTAAGTTTCTGGTCTTGTGCTCAGTGAAATAACCGAGCGCAGCTCGGATCATCTGCGAATAGCCAACCCGGGCCGACTTGACGATGTTCACATAAACGATGTCGTCATGGCCGATGGCATTCATCATCGCTATCTGGAATGGCAGCGTCTGCCAACGGCCTTCGATGTAGCTGGATTCTGACGAGAGATAAAAGTTCTCATCCGCCCACTCCACGAGAGTCATGGGCTCCGGGCGAGCAAAAGCTTTCAACCCAACTCGAACAGCTCGCTTCAGATTCTCAAGCTGCGTCGAGTTCAGTGAGGTAGTCATCGAGGGCGTTATCCAAGGATTCGCTAGTTCTGGCTATCGCGTTTTGTGCTTTTACGCAATGGCGCTTGATAGATTCGATCACCTGGTTTTCGAGTTCCGGATGCCGGCGCTTAATGTTGAGTGGAAGGCTATCAAGTTCTCCAGATGCCTCGCCGGCAATCTTGGAAAGCACCAGTGTGATGATTTCAATCGGAGCCGTTTTGCCCTCTGCAATCCTGTTCTTGATTTCCTGGCCGTCGGCCTGGGCCCTAGTCAACCGCAGGCGTTCAAAGTCCATTGTGCCGGGTTCGTAATCAAGGTCTTCAGGTTGCTGTATTGCGATCTGGTGATTCAGGCGATTATCCAGAACGGATCGCACGTCGAAATACTTCTCTCGGCCGATGCTGGCTACCGGCTGTACCCCCCATTTATCAAAGGCAGTCGTGGAAATGCCGAGGCTCTTTGCCATCTGCGATTTGTTGAGCCAGTGAGGCTCTTTCTTGGCCCTCTTTGACTCTGCCATCTAAACAACAACCCGGCTCAGAAAATTCTCGTATGTAGTGAAAACCCGCGCCTCCACGCACC